AAAGATACGCTACTGACCCTTTTTTAACGTTTCCCACGCATTTTTACCGTTTGCCAAGACATTTTGGCACGGTTTTTGCTATGGGTCGCCCTTATCGTTTTTAACATTTCGCAACCCACTTTGGCATGGTTTTTGCTATGGGTCGCAATTACCGAAATTTAACACATTGCACCCGACTTTGGCACGGTTTTTGTTATGCGTGTGCGCCCGTGAAATTGTTCACGTGGAAGACAACACCAAGAGTTAAGAAAAGTTAAAACGAAAATAATTTGTGCCGTAATGCTTGTATGTTAGAAAAAAGTTGTATATTTGCAGCAAGTTAAACAATTAAATACATTGAGTTATGAATAGCGTAAAATCATTAAGCGAAAGCATCGCAAAGGCTGTTAGCGAAACAACAAAGCACGTAGAATTTTTGGCGGCTGCTAATCCCGAAATCCGTGCAAACTTGCAAACTATTGCAGAAACTTTGCAAGTAGTACACCGTTCGTTAGGTGCGCTTTGCGAATTGTCTGAAATACAAGAAAAGGCACACAAACAAACCGTGTCAAAGTTTGAGTTAGAAAGGGCTTGCAAAAATCAAGCATACGACTTTATAATGACTAAAAAGTTAATCGGTCGTTTCGGGTTGTTCGGGTATTGTTACCCCGTTGAAACATATCTAAACAAAACGGAGCTTGATATCTTGGAAAAGCACGAAAACAAGTAACAAGAAAGGCACAAAGAAAAGGCGGTAACAATCAAGTTGCCGCCTTTCTTTTTATCCTGCCTTTCAGTTACTCAATATAAACGCCGTCAGACAAAGCCGTGTATATCATTTCTTGTTCCTCTGTCAGCATTTCGGCGGTGTGTATGTGTGTAACATCATCGAACACATTAAACCCTCTGAAATCGCCTAAAATGCCTGTTTGTCTGTCATTGTTTCGCCCGTTGCTTGCGCTCTCGTACCACTTGCAATAAATGTAAGGTTCTAAGCCGTAATATAACATTTCGTTCCAATCATCGCCGCCCACGGTTTTAACTTGGGTGCTTGGTGAAAGGTATATTATTTCGCTGCTGGGTTCGGTTTCCTCAACTTGAAATACAACGCCGTTGCAGGACAAAAGCGCAACCCCGTTGCCCGTTACCGCGTTTATAACGTACTGCAAAGCTATCGTTTTACCTGCATAATCGGTATTGAGTGTTACAAACCCTGCAAACGGCAAAAATATTTGTATTTCGCTTTCGTAGTCGGTGTTGTCCTCATTGTGCGCTGGTACTACCGCCGTGCCAAAGTCAAGCGTTATTTTGTCTTGCGCTGGCTGGTGGCAAGATACGCCCGTGTTGTAGTTGCCGCATCGTATTACATCGGTGCCGCTTGCGCCTATGTTGGTGTAAACACGGCGTATTTTGTTCACGTATGCGCCCAAATCTATGTTTTCGGATATGGATTCGCCCGTGCTTGGGTCGGTGTCCATTACCTTGAAAAAACGCTTGCCGCTAAACTCTGCCAACTCGTCAAGCGTTACCAAATACACGTTTATTGCGCCGTACTGCTCGCCTACAACTTCCGCGGGGAACGCATCGGCATTTACGGCAAAGTTGCTTAAATCAGCGTCCAAAACCTTTGTACCCGTTGCCGTTTGTTTATCCGCTGAAACGGTTAAGTCCATAGATTGAAAAGACCCGTTTTCCTCCTGCCACGTTAATGTAGGCTTTTCCGTATCACTATCGGGGTGAAATTCGGTGTTCGGGTTCGCTTTTATAGTTATATTAAGCGTTTCGCCAAATTGCAGCCAATCGGGTAACGGTGGGTCGGCGTAACAATTCGTGAGGTATGCCGTAATGTGCGCCACATCTACAAACTCGCCCGTAAGCGTTACGGGTTCGGTCGGGTCTAAATCGGTTATCGTTACTTTTGCAAGGCTGTAATAACTCAAAACCTCGACTTGCATATCTACCGTTTTTTGTTGCCCGTCCATGCTTTTGTAGCTTGCTTTCGGGTCTATAAACCGAAAATCTGGATAATGCTGGCTTTCAACGGTTATCGTTGCGACTTCACCGTCATACGTATGTTCTTCTTTCAGTGTGTCGGTTATGTTGTTCACCACGGTTATTTCGGGCGTTCCCTCGCTGGCTGTTTCGCCCGTAAGCGTTACGCCGTCATCAACTTTGATTGCATCGCTTTCCCACGTTGCAGTTTTCCCGTCCTCTGTTATCGTCATATCGGCGGTTTCGGTGTAGCCGTAATCGCCCGTGTAACCTACTTTTGCGCTGGTTATCTTAAAACCCTCATTTGCGTTTACCGTTACCCGTGCTTGCCACGTTCCCAACTTTTCGCCCGTTGCGGTTGTGTTGGGTATCTCGTTTGTAACGTCTAACACATTATCCAAACGGGTGTTTCCCGTAATCTCGAAAGCCGTGTTTGCGTCCGTGTCGTACGCATACGCCCACACTTCCAAATTACTGCTGTTTCGGGGTTTCAAAACAAGCGTTTGCGGTTGTCCGCTGGTGTCTGTGTAAGTGGCTGTAATATCGCCGTCAAACTTATAGCCCTTTTCGGCGTTTAGTTTCAGATACCAATAATCGCCAAACCCGCTATCACCATGCCACGCGCTGTTATCGGTGCTGTTAGGCACTTTGTTCGTTACTGCCATATCCTTTTAATTTTTGGTTGTTCCTTTTAATGTTACCATAATAATGCCGCCCGTTTCATTGAGTAACCCCGTATTTGCAAACGCTACTTTCTCGAAATTCGGGGTGCGCTTGTACACCGTTTCACGGTTGGAAATATACGGGTCGGGGTTGTCGCTTTCAGATACACGCCCCGTTGCCGCCAAAATTTCGCTTTCGTAGGTTTTAAGCACATCAATACGCAATGCAAGTTCGTAGGCGTTGTTTCCCTCAAAACTTACTCTATCCACGAAATAATAACGCCCCAAATCGGGTATGTAACAATAATTGAAAGTCGGTCGGGGTTGCTTTCGTAGTGTTACGGTCGGGCGCAACACATCGAAAGTTTGCCGCAAATCGCCCTCAATCGCCGTAAACTCGCCCAACTGCTTGTTTACCGTGTTCGGGTGTCCGTTGTATGAATAAAAGTTTATCGTTGTCATATCTGCAAGAAAAAAGGCGGTGCGGTGCGCTATCACCTGCACCCACACCGCCGCCCAAAGTTAAACAATCTAATACCTATTGAGCTACATAATAAAGAATACTACAAAGTTTTCGTTTGTATCGTTGAAATACCCTGCATCAAACTTGTAATAGTTGTTGAAAAACTCTGCCTTTGCGTTGTAGTTCGTTGTTACTCGTCGGTCAAGATTGCAAACGCCCAACGCATCACGGTCGAACATTACGCCCAACACGCCCGAAATTTCAACGGCTTTGCCGCCGCTTTCCTTGATATTAATGTTACTCGTGCTGGCAAACTCGTAGTTCTGTCCGCTGCCCTGCCAAAAGGGTACGGTTTCGGCTTGCGGCAAAAGCACATCACCACGGTTAAACGTGTCGGAATAAAGATAGGTTTGCGCTGCCTTTGCAAAGTCTGACAAAAGTACAACGTGCAACATATCTTTCGGCGTAAATCTTTCCTTGCCGCCAATATTGAACACGGTCGAAATGCTTTGCAGGCGGTCGGCGTAAGTTCCCATTACGTAAGATGCAAAGCGGATAAAGTCGGGGTCGGTTATCGCCTTTGCAGCGGTTAATTTTGTGGTTGCCCCTGTCTTGTCGTTGTACAACTTCAAAAGGTTCACACATCTTGCCGTGCTTGCGCTGGAAAGGTCTATCGCCGTATCAGCTGCCTTCGTTGCTCCAAACGCTTGCGCATCAGCCAACACGGTTTCCGCAATCATATTGTTAATTGTACGCATAATCAGTGCATCGGCTTTGATAGTCATAGACTTTTCAACGGCTGCATAAATCATCGAAATAAATCCGTTGAGTTGTGCGGCGTTGCTGAAACTTTCCTTAACCTGCCTTTCGGTGATTGACACAGGCACTTCAAACGTAACCTTTGAGTTGAAAAATTTGGCGGTAACGGTCGGTTTGTGGAATACATCTTGGTCGTAGCTTTGTCCGTCCGTCAAGTTCCACGTGTCGTTTTCCTCTGCTTCGGGAACATCGGCACTTATTTTTTCCAACACGCTGCCAAACTCCCACGCGTCCATAAGTACGGACGGCACTTTGCCCGCATAAGGTCGGTTTACGAAAATCACCTTGCCGATATGATTTACAAGTGATTTTACGTAATTATCCACTGCATTTTGGTTAAACACTTCCGTGCCTAAATCCACAATTCCCGTAAGGTCTTCGCTCACAATATCAGTGCGCCCCAAAACCTCACCCGATACGCTGTTAATAAGCGTGTAAATCTGTTTTACTTCCATATTGCTAAAAATTAAAATTAGTTATTCGTAAACACTCGTTGTTATCTCGCTTACAAGTGCAAAGATAATGTTTTTTCTCCAATTATCACGCCGCAACTGCAATTCTTTTGCAATTTCGGTCGAAATTGATTTGCTTGCGCCCGTTCCTTTGCTGGTTTCGGTCGTTTGGCGGCTTTCCGTGCGGTTTCTCTCATCGTTTGCGGTCTTTCGGTCGCTGTCTGAAAAATCGGTATCGTTAAACGCCTTGTTTGCGCCCGTTTCGGTGTTGTCGGTGCTTTCCTGCAAAGTTACGGTTTCCGTCCGTTCAACGCTGCCCGTTACGGGTGTCAGTACATCGTAATCGGCTAACATCGCCGCCGCTTCACGTTCCCAGCCTTGCACGTTTATCGCAATCACCGCCGAAACAACATCGCTTGCGTTGTCGCTGGTTATGCCGCTTACAACGGTCTTGCCGCCAAACTGCAATAAGGCGTAAGCATCTAACTTTGTCGGGTCGGTATCGCCGAAAATTGTGGCATACTCTGTCGGGTATTCAGTATTAAATACGGTTGCGAATATCCCGTTACCCTTTGTAAATAGTTCGCTGTATTTCATTGTTTATCGTCTTTGTTTTCTTCTGTTTCTTCTGTTTGTTCCGTTTCGGTGTCGTTCCCGTCCGTTTCTTCTGTTTCCTCTGTTTCGGTATCGTTCCCGTCTGTTTCCGTGTCGTTTCCGTCCGTTCCCGTTGTTTCTTGGGTTTCCTCTGTCGGTTCGGGTTCTTCTGTCGGTTCGGGGTTTTCCGCTGCCGTTTCCAAATCAGCCGCCAAAGCGTTGTAATTATCACGCTCCAAACCCCAACTGCTTGCAAGTTTAACCGAAATTTCGGTGTCGAACATTTCGTTAATTTTCTCAACTGCATTTTGTCTTTCTTTTAGCATATTATCCACATACGGCAAAAGCACATCTACATTCATACTTACCTCGCCCAAATTGAGCCGTTCACGCTTCATATTATAATTTGCGTTCAAACCCAATTCGTTGTACATACTCGCTTTGTAGTATTGTATCAGTTCAATAAGTTGCGTAATATACACGCTGTTCGTGGTCGGTGCGGTCTGCATATTTACGCCTTTGAAGAAAGCGTTTTCCCCGATAATTGAAAATTCGCCGTCTTGTATCTTGCGCAAAAACTCATCGGCACTCTGTTTCGTCTTGTCATCGCTGGCACTTATCAGCATTGTGATACGGGTCAAAATGCTTGCCGTGTTCAACGAGATAAGCCCGTCAGTATGTAAGACGGCATAACGCCCGATAAGCGGCAAAAGGCTTTCGCCGTTGGTGTCGTTCTCAATCAAAACCCCGTCTTTCTGAATATCGTAGGTTTTGGAAAGTTTTAACGCTGGGTTCGCCACGGTGTAAAGCGTTGCCTGTCCGTAAACATCGGGTTCGCCGCCTTTGCAGCCCGTAAGCGCATACAAAACCCCGTCCACCTTTGTAACAAACACGTTGCCCGTGGTCTGCAAAAGCCGCTCCAATTCCTTTTGCGGTATGCTGTCGGGCAAACCCTCATAGTCAAACATACTTTGAGTTTTCGCCAAAGTATTCGCAATAAATTCGGTTACGGCGGTGTCTTTGTCCCGTATTTGTGCTTGGTACAACTTGTAAATGTTATCTTTCCTTTTCATCTGTCAAAACTTTAATTAGGACGGCTTAATCGAGTTTATAAAATGCCAGTTTGGTGTCTCTACCGCCAGCGTCTTCTGAAAGGCGCATCGTCATTGTAGGCTTTATTTTGCACGTGTAGGCGTATATCCCGTCTTTCTTTTCGTATATGTAGACCCATTTACCTTCAAGACTGCGTTTACCGAGTGTGCCAAAATATGCTTTCGTATCGTCAATATCTTCAATAAGGCCCCACGCCTCATTACTTATACCCTCTCGATTGATTGCGTCGATCACTTCAAATGCGTAATTGTTCATAGTCGTATGTGTTTTTATTAATTCAATGCCGTATTTGTTGCTGGTACAACTTGTAAATGTTATCTTTCTTTCTCATCTGTCAAAACTTTAATAAGCGTTGTTAATTCGGCTAACACTTTCGTATTTTCTGCAATCGTGTCTTTTAGGTGTTCCGTTTCTTCTTGGTGCGCCTGCCTTTGTTTCACCATATACCAAAACAATGCGCCACACATCACAATCGGAAAACCCAAACTTGAAATGATTTGAATAATAGTATTTGCGTCCATATCGTTATAAATTAGTTACTACTTGCAAAGATAGGCATTTATTTCGTAAAACGGTCGGTTCGGCACGAAATTTACACCAAACCGCCCGTAATTTTCATTTCAACGAAACTATGTTTGTCTTTGCGCTCGTAATTAAGTAATTGCGTACTATCTCGCCAACCTCATTATCTTGGTAGAAAACTTTGTCTATTGCGAAAAACCGTGCTACTTGCTGCTCCACGTAACTTGCCGTGCTTAACAACTTGCGTTTGTAGTTCGGTTTGCCGTTCATTTCCAGCGAATAAATAAGGCTGTTTTCCTCATCTTTTATCGGGGTTGTCTTTGCGTGTATGTACGTGAAACATTCGTTGCCTACTTGTATAATGTTACCTTGTAACACAACATCGTTAAACTTGATATAGTACACAAACAACACATCTTGCGGCTTGTACTTGCACGGCAAATGCGGATATACTGCAAGTTCCCATTTGCCGCCCGTAATCATCTGCAAGTTTTGATTATCGAAACAAAAATACTTGTTGCTGGCTTTGTGTTGTACTATCGTGCTGCAATACTCAACCGCCACTATTGCACCGTGTTCGCCAAAGCGGTATATATCTATCGTTCCCTGCTCCATAAACGGCACTTGCTTCAAACCCATTTCCGTAAAGTACGGGCAAAACTTGTTTACCGTGTTACCCAACATAAACACTTTTACATCGTTGCGTTGGCGTATTATCGTACTTAACAAGTTCATAAACAACATAAACTCATCGGGCAAATAATACCGCCGTGTCAGAAACTCATCAAACACAATCGTTGTAACATTCGGGTAACTGCTGCTTTTTTCGTGTTCCTGCTCTGAAAGGCAAAACCCGTAACAAAACGGGGTCGGGTCGGGTGTCCGCTTGTTTTTCTCTGCATCGTAGTACGACAAAAACCATTTGTTCGACGTATAGAACACTTCGTTAAATTTGCCGTCTGTCAGTTCCTCAATAAGCCCGTTTGCCACGTGGTTTGCAAACAGACTTTCGGCACGTTTGCCCCGTAAATCCTCACGCCAACGGCGTATATACGCCATTTGCTTGCCCGTCTTGATATAGTTTTCCAAACCATATTTTAAGGCTGCATAAGTCTTGCCGTTTGACCTTTCGCCAAATATCACGTTATAATCGGCGTTCTTGCTTAAAATCGCTTTCAAGTCGTAAAATTTCGGCTTGTCTGTCTTTGTCTTTCTTGTAGTCATACTCTTATTATTTTAGTCCTTAAATTTAATACCTCGCAAATAGTTTATATACATAACCGAAAGGGAAAGGCTGTACCCCGTTGGCTCTAAATGCACGCCTGTGCGTTCGTTGTAATGCGCCGTGCTGCCTTTGTAGTCGGTTATTTCGCCTTGTATCTCGTAGTCTATATACGTGTGTATGTTCTTGCCCGTTGCTTGCGGCGGTATATCCAAATAGTTGGTAAACGCATCAAAGATCCCGTTTGCCCCGTACTTCTCCACGAGGTACGGGATAGCGGCTTTTTTGTTCACGCCCGAAACGGTTAATGAAAAGTCGTAAGCCCGTCCGTTTGCTTTTAGTGCGTTCGGTTCTTGCACCATATACCGTTTTGCACCCAAAGTCTTAAACCTTGTATAAGTCCCTTCAAAGTCCCAAACGCCCAAAGTCTTTGTTATGCCTTTGATAGTTTGAGGTTCGCAAAGCGAAAAAGGCAAACCGTGAAACTTACACGCCTCCCGTAACTTCATTTGCACCTGCATATTATACGCCTTGAAATAGGCTTCGTGCGCTTTGCCGTTCATTATTTTAATGCTGTCGGTGTCGCTATATACGTAATCGTCTTTCGCTTCATATATACCCGTGAATAGGTTACGCCTTGCGTATGCCGTTACAAAGATACCCCACGGGTAAAACAAGAAACGGTTTTTGCTGGTGTTGTACTTGTATAAAAGTTCTTGTTTTTGTTCGGCTGTCATTGAGTTAATATCCCATTCGCCGTTATATGTAAACTCATCACGCAAAGGGTTGGTAACACTCATACCGTAACAACTGTTTAACATTTCCTTGCTATTAAGGTATTCCACTTCTTTGCCCTCAACGCCTTTTAATTTCGTCTTGCTTTCGTACAAATGTAGGATTGATTTTACAAACGGTGTCGGCAAATACTCTTTTTTGTAACAATACATTTGTCCCACTCGCATACGTTCCCACGAATAAAAGTTTTTGATTATGTGGAAATCCACATCAGTAATTGTAAGCGCTATTTTTGAAGCCGCCACAATGCGCCCGTTATTTTCACACGGGTTTTCTTTCACAAAACATTTGCTTGCGCTTATCGGGTTGTCCTGCGTTTCTTTGGCAAATATGTTGGTAAACTCAATATCAAACACGCAACAATACTTTGATATAAGAAACTCAAATTGCGCTGTACTCTTAACCGCTATCGCCACGCCTTGCGACATTGGGTATTTTTCCGCTATCATTACATACGGGTAACTGCTGGTGAAGTCGTAACTATCCACGTTGCACATTATTTCGTCAGTATATTCGGCGTTTGCGTGTGTAAACCCTCCTGCAAAGGCACGTTGTAACATATTAAATTCTTCCATACCCGTAATTTGTAGTTCCTGCATCAAGTTCACGTAATCCCAATTAGGTACGGTCTTTCCTGCATCGGTCTTTTCACGTAAGCAATGCGCACGGCAATACTTGCGCACAAACCCCGTCTTTGTTATCGGCATGTGCGTTATCCCTTTGCTTTCCTCAATACGTTCTTGGATATAGCACATAACAACTTTAATATCATTTATACAATAGTGTATCTCTGCATCAGTAAGCGGCGTTTCGCTGTGCCTTATTTGCTGGTAGTCCAAATCGCCCACGGCTTTTGCACACTTGTATTTCATAAGTTGCTCGCCCAACTTCGCAAGCGAATAACCCGAAAGCAAGTAACTGCATCTAAACTCAATGTTGCCCGTTGTTATCGCATAAATCGGTTTGCGCAAATCAATACTGAAAACCTGTTGCCACTCAAACCACTTGCGCAAAAACTGAAATTCGTATGAAAGGTTATGCACATACACGATAAGGCGTAATTTGTCATTCAGTTGCAAAACCTCGCTTACGGTCTGCATCATCGTAACAAACTCGCCCCACGTGCGCCCCATTATCGTGTAACCGTTTATTCCAAACTGCCAAACGTACATTGTTGCGGCTTTCTCCAATTTCGCTTTGCGCCCGTTCCCGTCCTGCATACGCTGCATTTGCTCGTATGTGTACGCCCGTCCGTCCGTATCACGGTAAAAACTTGTTGTTTCAATATCAAAGGCGCATGGGATATTGTAAAACCGTTCGCCCTTGCTGTTTCCGATAATGTTCTTTTCGTTTACGGCACGTTGCAGGATGCTTGTTATTTCGGTCGGGCTGTTTATTCTTTCTTGTAACTCAAAAGGTATTTTTTTCATAACCCAAACTTTTCAAAGTTGCGCAATATGCGTTCTACATCGTTTTGCATATCTTCCATTGCATCGGCCACCTCATTCGCCTGCCTTTCTATTTCCGCATCAATCGCCCGTGATATGCTTTGCGCTTCACTCTCAATTTGGGTGCTTATATCGCTTGCGCTTTGCTCCATTTCGCCCGTGAAATCCTTGTACCGCATCAAATAACGCTCTACGAAATCATTATCCGAAATGCTGTTTAACTTGCCCTGCAAGTTCCTTGTCATAAGGTTGTATTCATCGGGCGTTAAATCGTACATACGTTGCAGGTGTTGCCCGTACTGCCTTGCACCTTGCGCCGTACTGGTTGGCTGGCGTAAAAATGAAATCGCCTTGCCGTACTCAATTTTTAGGGTGTTCCAATCGCCTTTCATTGAGAATTTTGTAAAGCCTTGTATATCGCCCTTATTTAACGCTTGCACGGCTGGCGAAAGTTGTCCGCTTTGCTCTATATTCTGTATTCGGCGGTTCGCTATTTGAAAAACCCTTGCAATTTCTTTTCGATATTCGGGGCTGCTTTCCACGGCTTGCAATATCTCTTTTTTGATTTTCGCCCGTTGGGTTGCCCCAAATACAGACTTTGTAAATTTAATCTTGAAACCTAACTTTGCCATACGCTGTTATATTAAATAGGGGTTACAAACATTGCAACCCCTACAAAGTTAAACATAACTTTCCAAACTCTTACAAGTCCACAAACGAAATAGAATAACACTTCTTGCGGTGGCTCTCGTACTCGTAAATCGTGTACCCGACTTTGCCGTCTTTGATAGTTTGCACCGCCTCATCATCGGCAAGAATTTCACGCACGGTTTCGGCGGTGTGGGTTGGCAGGTTCACAAGCCGTTTGTTTTCCTCATCAATAATCACCGGACTATCGCCCAACTGTGATTTGTGTACATAAAGCCCGTTTATTTTGTGTATCACATCTTTGCCGCCCTCGCTTTCAGAATTGAAAATATCGGCTAACTTGGTGTACTGAAAATCGGTTGTATCAATGCCAAACGTGGTCTTGTTAAACTTACTTGCAAAACTTTTCATTGTAGTAATCTTTTAATTGTTAAACTTGTTGTTAATTGTTATTCGGCTGTTTGTCCTTGCGGTTCACCGTCAAACAAAGTAGGTTCGTTGTTCGTGTCGGGTTTCAAGTCCATAAGCCACGCCCTAAAACGGTTGATTTTCATCACCGCACGTTGATTGCGGCAAACTTCATTACACGTCATAAGGCTACCCAACGCCGACAAAGCGGCAAACGAAAATTCGTTAAATGCGTTTCTTTTTTCTTCGTTCATTGTAGTAAACTTTTAATTGTTAAACAGAGACTTCTTAAATTTCAACGTACCGTTGTGTTTGACTACCGTTGTATCGGTGGTTACTATCGTTGCCTTGCCCCGTATCGTTACACCCTTTGAAACGGTGCAACCCTGCAAGATTGCCCCACATACGGCGAAAATCGCTAAACACATCGCAACCTCTTTGATTGCTTCTTTCGGTTGCTCTTTTAAATGTTGTAGTAACTCTTTCATATTTTCAAATCGTTTAATTGAACACTGCGAAGATACAAATTTTTTCTAACATACAAGCATTACGGCACAAATTATTTTCGTTTTAACTTTTCTTAACTCTTGGTGTTGTCTTCCACGTGAACAATTTCACGGGCGCACACGCATAACAAAAACCGTGCCAAAGTCGGGTGCAATGTGTTAAATTTCGGTAATTGCGACCCATAGCAAAAACCATGCCAAAGTGGGTTGCGAAATGTTAAAAACGATAAGGGCGACCCATAGCAAAAACCGTGCCAAAATGTCTTGGCAAACGGTAAAAATGCGTGGGAAACGTTAAAAAAGGGTCAGTAGCGTATCTTT